CGATGTCCTTAAGCTTTGTCTTTACCTGATCCCATTTCTTTGGCGGAAGACCGTCCTTATTTGCAAGTTGAGCAGGATAGTCAGCCAGAATATCATCCAGCAAACTTTCCTGCTCCTTGAAATCGAGCCAATACTTTGGCGGCTCCTCGCTTTTCTTTTCTCCTTTGCCTGGCAGCACGATGGCTGCTATCTTCTCTTTTCTAAAGCCAGAATATAAATTCCTTACTCTTTCTCCGGCTTTAGTTACTCCTCGCTCATCATAGTTTCTAAAGTAATCTTTAAGCTCAGACCTTACTCTCTGATACCCGAAGGTTCTTCTTGCGAGTGTGTCTTCGCAATATTTCTTGTAGTCGACCCACACTTTCTGAAGAGTGCACTCATCCTTATCAATTATCTCGTCATAGTAATAGTCCGAAATAAAGTCATAGAACTGATCGGTCTCTTCTTTCATTCTCTTAGGTTCATACTTATCATAGTAATGGATCCCAAGATCTTTGTAGACCTGCAAACAATGCCAGGCAATTGCGCCATGCTCGAACTTAATCTGGTTTCTCACTCTGTCATAATCATCAGCAGACAGCTTCCTTCCGCTCGGATACACATCAATCAGTCTTCGGTTAAGTCCTGACTTTGAGCCTGTAATATCAACCGGCTCATTTGTGCCCATGAACAGGAATGCCTGGAAAGCCATCTCATACTTTGACTTGTACTTTTCGTTGACCATCATCTTTTCGTGAGAAACCAAGCTGTTAAGTTTAGTGTTATCGGCAATGTTTGACAAATCTCCATCGTGCTGAATCGCTACAAGTGGGTTCGACCTGAATGACTCAAGAGCAAACTGGTTATTTCTTCCGGCAAGCTCTTTTGCTTCAAAAATTGAATAATATCCCTTGAATAGCTCTTGAACAACCCATTCGAGGAATGTTGATTTACCCGAACCTGCCGGACCATATAGCACAATAAACTTCTGAATCTTCTTTACAGTATCTCCAGATATAATTGCACCTACAGCCCACTCTAGCTTCTGTCGTTCCTGTGGATTGAAAATGGTTGACATAAGTTCTTCATAAGCTGAAATATCTCCGTCAGCCAAATCATAGTTGAGCCTCTTTGTCGCATAGTCAGACTTATTGATGTCGGTGTTCCTAAACACAAGTTTAGAATCCAGAGGAATATAATTGTCGCGAAGCTGTCTTTGGACATACTTATGCCAGTCATCGATCGCGCCGGTTGTAGAATCCCGCAAATATCTAACCGTAACAGTTCGATTAAGCGAGTCCTTGTTTTCTTCAACAAACTTTCTGAGTTCGTTGTCGATAAGCTTTATTGCTCTAGCTTCGCTCGTCGACCAAAGACCTTTCTCTTCATCCCAGATGGCATAAAAGTCTCTGCCTCTTATCATGAGGTCTTCGCTATTGCCAACAAGAAACCTTGGAGACACTATTGTCACACCTTTGTTGTCTCTGTTGTCGACCTTAATTTTGAGAAAATCAAACATATCGCATCTCGCTACCTCCTTGTCAGTTTTTGGTCAATGGTCAGATATTTTCCGGTTTGAAAACTATATAATAAATTTTAATTTTTCTTCGCATTTAATTAAAAGGGTATAATATCTGACCATCTGGCCACAAAATAGCCAAAAAATGCCTATTTTTGATCAAAAATCATCATTTAAGAGGCTTTGCAGCTGAAACCACTGGTCAGTTTTTCTCGCATATTTTTCGTCACAGAAAAATTTCTGGCCAGACATCCAGAGCTCAAGAATGGAATTTACGGCCTCAAAATCGTAGCATTCGTCGCTAAAGAGGTCCAAATCCAGCCCTTCAATTATCCGCCAAAACCACCTTGAAGGGTCTTCTTCACCGGGCTCAGCTGCCACAGAATACTCAAAACGCACACACATCGCCACGAGCATCTCAAGGACAGAGCAGCCCATGTCCCTTTCATAGTCACTGCGAAATCTCTGACGCAGATCCATTCCATCGACTGCTCTGTTACTATCGAGCTCAGCGACCCATTTGTAAGAAATATCAAACATGTCGCTCAGGAGATGTCTGTACTTTTTCACACGACCGCTGCCATCATCAATCTGGTCAGTCAGCCATCTGAAATACTTACAGTCATCGCTCTTCATAGTCCTCCTTTTAGCGGTTACCCCACTCTGCAAAGGACGAATCAAACTTGACAATGTCGTAGTCAGTGCCAAGCTTTCCGTTCCTTACAAAGATCTCCCGCTCTTCATCGTTATCCTTGAAGCCGTACTTTGTCAGGCAGTCTCCAACATAGAACTCCTGGTCCTTCAGCTCCTCGTTCTCCTCTGTAGTCAGGACGTCGTCATATGTCCAATACTTCAGAGTCTGCTTCTCAATGCCGGCAAGCTCACCATATTCTTCTTCACGAATCAAGCGAGGCTTCTTATACTTCTTAATCTCTTCGTTGATCTCCGGCTCTTCCACAAAGTCATCTTCCGGGTGTTCAGTCTTCGCGGAATCAATAAAACTTCCTGCTTCACCGCCAGTGTAGGTCTCAGCATAAGAAGAATAGTCTTTCTTATCCTTGACTTCGCTGGGCACCTCACAGTCATCTTCGTGCCCGGTAATATAGTCATCACGGCTCAGGTCGCCCTCCTCGCAGAAATCGTCGTAGTCCTCAACTGCACTTTCAATAGCATCCTCTTCCGGCTCGAATTCCTTCTCTTTTACAAACTTGTCAATAAGCTTTGCTGCCACAAACCCGGCAACTAAACCACCAACGAATGTTAATGCATATTTATACATAATTTACCCCTTTTCTTGCATAATTATTCATTTTTTGTTACCTGATCAGCTCACCAATGAGCCAACCTACAAATATAAATGGCGACACAACCACCAGCAGCGCAAGAAGCGCCGCCAGTGCGAATGCCACCATCAGAGGAAACAGCATAATCATTAGCATAAAACTAATTAAGCCGCACATAGTAATCCCTCCAAATATCAATACCCCAAGCTACCAGTGACCATCAGGAGAGCCCGTCATACGACGAACTCCCCGTGACAAGCCAGGGGTAATCAAACAGGTCCTGCTCAGTTCCGGACCCATATCCATCAAGTCCTATCCTTCATACAGCTCCGAGGTTAAGCTTACCGGCATGAAGGATATCGCCATAGACATTGAAGTCCAGAAGAATCGAGTCCTCATATCCGTTGATGAACCTTCTGTTGGCTTCTGAATTGCCGTTATACAGACCAAAGTCCACATAATTGTTTTCAGGGTGCTTTGAGTCGAAGATCCAGCCAACCGACTGACCGGCTAATGTCTCCGGAATATCAAGAGCCTGATAAACCTCATTTAAGAACAGGAAACCTTTAGCCCTGAGCTTATCGGTCATAATCTGCTCAACTCTTCTGAGGAAATATAAATTATACTCAGGAGTTTCGCTCCAGTTGTTGTTTGCAGAATCAAAGAACTTGGAATACTCAGACATTCTGGTAGGTCTCTCAACCTCGGTCTTTACAACCTTCTCCTTGCCCTTCTTGTCAACAGTTACATTCTCGATCTCATCGGTCTTTGTGCCGAATCGGAAGTGCCGGTCAATATCTTCGCCAAGCTCCTCTCTTACGCTCTTACGATAAGCCTTAAACGACTCATCGACTGCAGCATAAGCAGATGCCAGAGCAAGGTTTCTTCCAACCATCAGATTGTGGCTATACAGAATAAGTCCAGCAGATGCTGCTGCAAACCCGATTGCCGGAATATAATTCTTAACAAGCTTTACACCAGTGCCGGCATAAGTTACAGCCAGGTCTTTACCAAGCTTCTTATCCGGATACTCTTCCTCGCTTGCAATCTCAGCAGCCTCGTGAATAACGTCCATCTTCTCCTTGTGCTCTTTTACAATCTCCTGAGCACTCAGGGTTTCCTTGCCTGCACAAACAATGGCCGCCACACCGCAAACAAGTCCTGCTGCCAGAGCAATCTCCGGTTTCTTCTGAATAAATGTAAATGACGCTCTCCCAAGTTTATTCTGCGCCGTTTCTTTAATTGTTGTTAAGAATCCAAACATACTATTCGTTCTCCTTTTCTTTCATATCGATAAGATAGTTAATATACCACTGTGCCTTTTTCAGGTCCTCAAGACCGTTCTTCTTATGCCACCGGCACAAATATTTAAGGGCATTAGCCGTACACACAGCTTCCATGCCCTTAAGATCTTCGGTGAATGCAGCTATAAGCGTTATAGCCTCCACCCCGTTTTTAGCTTTGTAATGCTCAGGATGATTTACCAAGTCCTCTACCAGCTTGTTTTCAGCATCCTCAGAATATAATTTCTGCTTGAGCTCTTCCCCCTTTAGCTGAACCTTTTCTTCAATCTTCGGTTCAGGGGGATTAAGTTTAATCTTAAGCTCCTTCATCCGTTCCTCAATAGTCTTATCTTCATACATAAGCAATCACCTCGGAAGTACCACAACAGGAGGAAGCTTCAGCAGGTATCCGGTAGATGTCTGCACGACATAATCTCTCGTCGGATCCGGAAGATCTCTCCAACCATAATTGTCATCAGTATCGCTGCACACGTCAGCTTTGCCAGCATAATCGGCAAGGTCCAGAATTGATACACCACGATCATAGTGCTTTAGGTCGCTCTTAAGTGCATCGACCACATCCATGGCGTCTTCTCTACTCTGGAACTCCATATCTCTGTAGTCGAAACGAGCTCTTGCTACCATTTTTCTGGTTTCATTCCTATCAGAACTTCCAACAATTATTCTGCTGGAATTGCTGTAGTTTGTTCTTGAGGATCTTCTGGTATCACCTGTCAGCATCATGCTGAGCGTATCCAGGAACAGATTCTTTGCTCCTGGAATCAGTTTATCTTCAATAACCCACTGCTTCACAGAATTAAAATCCGATGTAAAGAACATCCCGAACAGCTTCTTGCTAACGGATTCCTTCTTTACCTTAACAGACGAATTCACAACAGGTTTCTTACGTTCTCTGTCCATATTTTTTCTCCCTTACTTATAGCAAAGAATCTCTCTGCCAAACTTTCCATACACGCCGTGTCCCTGCCTGAACTGAGCCTGGTACACAACATTTGCAGGAATCTGAGAACCATTCTCTAATAAATATCTGGCAACTGCCCAGTTTCGCTCAGTAGGGGTTCTGTCGAAGTTACCATCCCAAGTGCATGCATACTGTCCTCTCTGGTAAATTACTCCCCGCAGAGTATTCGGATAAGACGAATCCGCTACTCTGTTAAGCGCGACAGACCCTACTGCAATTTGAGTCTCCCAGGATCCTGTCTGGACCTCTCCGCACAGAAGATGCGCCAGTAAATATAATTCGCCAGGATCCACCATATCTACCGGACCCATGTCACTCGCTGTAGCCACAGCAGGCTCTGCATATACATTACCTGCAGTACCAATGGTAAGCGCCGTAGCTAAGCCCATCGTTGCCAAATATCTTTTTAAGTTCATGATTCATCGTCCTCCTTAACAATCTCAATCTCTACATAACGAACGCCGTCATCTTCCTTCTCAAATATCATTTCAGAAATCGCATTTCCAAGACCGGTTCCTGCTACAATTGACGCTGCAGTAGACAGCGTGTCGATCACAAACCCGGCCTTTCCTCCTGCCAGATTTCGCGCAACCTTTCTTGCGCCTCCCATGCATGCCATATTCGATACCGCATGGATAGCCGCCTCGTACTGTTTTCTGATTCTTTCGTTCATCGCAATTTTCTCCTTTCGTTTCACTCAAGACCGGCTCGCTAACGCTCACTCGGCTTTCAAAAAATATAATAGGTGGCAAAAAAGAGAGAGGGTGA